GCATTTTAATATAGCTGTTCCAGATGACGAAACCTTGTTTAAGGAGTTCTCCTTAAATATACCCTTGCCGTTTATGCTAAAAAATGATGAGATGCAGCTATGGCTTGATCGGTATTACATAGCGTTCAGCAGATGTGATGAGACGGCAATCCATTATGTTTATGCTTCCAGATACCACATCAACGAGGAAAGAAACTCATATAAACACAAGAGAATGCCGAAGGAAATAAAACAGGCATTGAACTTTGCAGAAAGACAAATGGATAAATATAATTTGGATTATTATGTTTCAAAAAAGTTTTTTAATAAATTTTTCAAACTTTGAACTAAATAAGAAAAACTAAGATTTTGGTGTGCTATAATGGTATCATAGAAAAATATCAAAATTCACCTAGAGCCTTTGAACGTACTGCTTCAAGGGCTTTTCTTATGCGAAAAAAGGGAGTTGAATACATGCCGTACAAACCGAAAAAGCCGTGCAGACAGCCGGGTTGTCCTAACCTGACCTATAAAGCATATTGTGGACAGCATATTAAAATGAACCGCCGAGAGTCGGCTCATGCACGTGGTTACACATCAAAGTGGCGTAGGCTTTCAAAAGCATATTTAAAGGCAAACCCTTTGTGTGTGGAGTGTAAGTCTAACGGCAAACTTACTCCGGCAACAGTAGTTGATCACATCACTCCCCACCGTGGTAATCCACAGCTTATGTGGAGCGAGAGCAACTGGCAGAGCCTTTGCAAGCGTTGTCATGACAAGAAAACAGGCAAGTTTGATAGAACGCCAACATATGGATATTAATCTTACCCCAAGGGGCCATTAAATCCCTGTAACCCTTGCGGCACAAGACCGCCGCCCCCCTTTGCGTGAATTTTCGCGAAATTAATGAGGGGGGATACCCCTAAAAATACCGAAAGCCTTACCCTTGCTACGGTGTAGGCTTTTTGTTTTGCCCAAAAGTATAAATGAAATTAAGCAACCAAACCCCTTCTAATGCAGTAACCGCAAGGGTTTAGGGTTTTTCTCTCCTTTTTATAAAAACATAAAACTTTAGCATTTAAGGGGTATTTTAATGCGTTATTAGGCTGTTTTGGAGTATTTTTTAATTTACTGTTTGGCAAAGAAAGGAGACGCCATGACGGATTATCAGAAGAATAAAATAGTAGAGTTTCGCAGGCAAGGCATGGGATATAAGGCAATTGCAAATGTTCTGGGGCTGACCCGTGACATTGTCAGAGGATTTTGTAAACGCTGCGGTCTTGATGGCAATGCTGCAGTTATTCAAAAAAATATAGACTTAAAAATCAGTGCAGGTTTCCTTTGCGGTTTCTGCAGTAAGCCTATTAAACAACCACAGCGCGGCAGAAAACGCAGGTTCTGTTCTAACGAGTGCAGACGGAGCTGGTGGAAAGATAACACCGATAAATGCTCCCCTAAGGAAACAGCCTTATATAAATTGACATGCACTTTTTGCAACAAAGGCTTTACAAGCTACGGTAACAAAAACCGAAGATATTGCTGCCATGAATGCTATATTGCACATAGATTTGGAGGTAGGGAAAATGAAGTTTAAGAAACTAAACATTAATGACTTAACCCCGGCAAAATATAATCCTCGCAAAGCGTTAAAACCGGGAGACCTTGAATTTGAGAAGATTAAAAGCAGCATTACAGAGTTCGGGTATGTTGACCCCATAATCGTAAATTCAGATATGACAATAATTGGCGGTCACCAAAGATGGTCGGTGCTTAAAAACCTTGGATATAGCGAGATTGACTGTGTGGTTATTGACATTGACAAAACAAAGGAAAAAGCTTTAAACATTGCCCTTAACAAAGTTACGGGCGAGTGGAACAAAGAACTTTTAGCAGACCTTATAAAAGACCTGCAAAGCCTTGATTATGATGTTGGACTTACAGGGTTTGACCCGCCCGAGATTGATGAGCTTTTCAATGATGTTCATTCCAAGGAAACCAAAGAAGATGACTTTGATGTTGATGCTGTTTTGAAAGAACCGACTATAACGAAAAATGGAGATGTATGGCTGCTTGGCAGGCACAAGCTGGTCTGCGGTGACAGCACGAACCCTGCCCTATTTGATACTTTGCTTGAAGGCAAGAAGGTAAACCTTGTGGTTACCGACCCTCCGTACAATGTAAATTACGAGGCAAAGGCAGGAAAACTGCAAAACGATAATATGGCTGACAAGGACTTTTATAACTTCCTCCTTGCAGCTTTTGCAAACATGGTAAATGCAATGGCTGACGATGCAAGTATTTATGTTTTCCATGCAGATACAGAGGGGCTTAATTTTAGAAAAGCATTCGTTGACGCTGGGTTGTACCTTTCGGGAGTATGCATATGGGCAAAACAAAGTCTTGTGCTGGGTCGTTCTCCCTACCAATGGAAACATGAGCCTATTCTTTACGGCTGGAAAAAGGGCGGCAAGCATAAATGGTTTGCCGACAGAAAACAAAGTACAGTTTGGAATTTTGACAGACCAACAAAATCAGACCTTCACCCCACAATGAAGCCGATTGCACTGTGTGCATATCCGATACTTAATTCATCAATGACAAACGGACTTGTGCTTGACCCCTTTGGTGGTAGCGGAAGCACCCTTATTGCATGTGAGCAGACAGGCAGAACCTGTTTTACGGTAGAACTCGATGAAAAATACTGCGATGTCATTGTAAAACGGTACATAGACCAAGTTCAAAATGATGAGAATGTGTATCTTTTAAGAAACGGTGAAAAGGTTAAATATTGTGATATTCCAAAGGGTGATTGCGATGAATAAAAAGCTTACACTCGGTTCCCTTTTTGACGGCAGTGGCGGATTTCCTTTGGGCGGACTGCTTTGCGGTATTGAGCCTGTGTGGGCATCAGAAATCGAGCCTTTCCCAATAAGAGTCACAACCAAACGCATTCCAACCATGAAACATTTGGGGGATATCTCAAAGATAAACGGCGGTGAGATAGAGCCTGTGGATATCATAACCTTTGGCTCACCGTGTACCGATTTATCCATTGCGGGCAAACGTGACGGTTTAGACGGTAAGCAGTCCTCGTTATTTTATGAGGCAATAAGAATCATTAAGGAAATGAGGGAAAAGACCAATGGAAGTCAGCCAAGATTTATTGTGTGGGAAAACGTGCCGGGCGCATACAGCTCATCAAAAGGCAAAGACTTCAGATGCGTCCTTGAAGAAATTGTTAAAATCACGGATCAAACCCTATCTGTTCCTATGCCTGAGAAAGACAAATGGCTGCACGCAGGTGAAATCGTGGGAGACAATTTTTCCGTTGCATGGAGAACACTTGATGCGCAGTTTTGGGGAGTCCCCCAAAGACGCCGTAGAATCTACCTTGTCGCAGATTTTGCAGGCACAAGTGCCGGAAAAGTATTATTTGAGTCAGAAGGCATGTTTGGGGATACTTCGCAGGGCGGAAAACCGTGGCAAAGAACTGCCTCCAATGCTCAAACAGGCACTGCTAAGACAGTCAGCTTTGAGCCCGGCGCAATGTCAAGGCTCGGAACAAAACCAAAAACAGAAATGACGTCCACTTTAAGAGCACAAATGGGTGACAACCAAACCTGCGTTGCAATTGAAAGTCATCCTTCCGATAGCAGAATAAAATTGAATACTGACGGAACCTCCCAAACCTTAACAGGAAGAATGGGTACAGGAGGCGGTAATGCTCCTCTTGTTATGAACGAACGTCAATATGCATTGACTGTTGGCGAAGATGTAGCTAATACTCTTACCGGCACTGATTATAAAGGGACGCAATGTGTTTTTGAAAATCATTCGCAAGATACAAGGTACATAGGACCTCTTGAAAAGGCTCAGACGGTTTCCCCAACTTACGGTATGGGCGGAAACAATCAACCGTTTGTGGTATCCGAAACTCCCAAAACGCTTAAGAAAAGAAGCGGTTGCAGCGGTGGTGGTAAGGGAGCATTGAGCCAAAATGATAAGAGTGTCACTCTTGGCTGCAGCAATGATCAAACTGTATTTATTCCCACTGTGTTTGACAGCAAACAGATTACATCAAAGGATAATCGAAGTAATCCAAAGCCCGAGGGTCCATGCCATACACTGGCGGCAGGAAATACAGACAGTGCAGTAGTTTGCTTTGGTATATGCTCTGATGGGAGTAATTCTATGAAATCGGATAATCCCGCAAGTGGTATATATGAGGCTGATACTTCCCGCACCATTGATGCAAGCGGCGGCAATCCTTCCTGCAATCAAGGCGGTATGGCAGTTGTAAGCCTGCAGGGTTCCATGATTGGTAGAAAAAACGAAAACGGCCCAAACGGCAGCGGTATCAATGAAGATGTTTCGTTCACCCTTAACACCGTTGATGTTCCAGGTGTTGTTTATGCTCTTGACCGTGCATCATATAACCAAGGTAAGAATGCGAAATATGATTTTTCGGTAGAAGATGACGGTACTGTCCAAACAATTATGGCAAGAGGACCCGGCGCTGTGTCATATGCCATGACCACAGGCTGCTATATGCAGGTAGAGGAAGAAAAATCACCTACGCTGGTATCACGGGACTATAAAGATGCTCCTGTTGTTTCGCGGACGGCATCGTTTTACCCACAGATGAAAGCGGAAAGCCAGTGCTATCGTGAGGATGATATTTCAAATACTCTTGTCAACGGTACGAATCCCGGTTATCAAAACGCAGTTGTAGAACCAGCTTACACCGTACGTAGACTCACTCCCCTTGAATGCTGCAGATTACAGGGTTTCCCGGATGATTGGTGTCAGAACCTTGAAACCGAAAATCCAACAGAGCAAGATATCGTTTTTTGGAAAAATGTGTTTGAAACACACAGAATAATTATGGGGAAATCCACGAAACCTAAATCTGAGAAGCAGATTATAAAGTGGCTTAAAAATCCGTACTCCGATTCTGCGAAATATAAAATGTGGGGTAACGGCGTTGCTTTGCCGTGTGTGGTGTATGTGCTTGGAGGCATTGCAGAGCAAGTGAAATCTACACAATAACCGTCCTTTGTATTTGGTACATTTATGAGCAAATATGTCTGGATAGTATCTGCACATTACGCTAACATGTACCTACAAAAAAACAAAGGAGGAAAGGGCGATATACCATGTTTGATGAGAACAGATTTAATTCAAATGATTATGAACATAGGCAGGAATGTTATAGGCAGTGGATTGCCGAGAAAAAGGAACTTGCAGAAAAGGCAAAGAACCCTGCAACTAAAAAAGAATGCCTATATTGGGCGGAGTTATATACGAAACAGGCTCAACGTGAGAAAGAGCTGTACTTGATTGGCGGTGAAGACAATGAATAATCTTTCGACCGCCTTTTTTGTTAAATACCCTTTTCGAATTGAGGACCTTATAAAACCTCATTCCCCACATCAGCAAAAACCTTATATAGTGGAAAAGGTAATAAAACTCGGCAAAATCGACTATGAAAACTTCATAACCGACCTTTGTGTTGACAGGTGGTTTGTTGAAGAATATACCAACCAACTCCAAATAGACGAAGATGGCGTGTGGCACTGCATTTTGGTCATGCAAAAAGGTAAATCAGACGGTGTGCTTGTCATGTCCGAAGGTGAGGTGTTCCCCAAATGGGCGGCATATCTAAAGGAGGCTAAGGAGCATGAATAACTTTCCCTCAAAAGAAACGGTTGAACGCATCAGACGGCAATACCCGCCAGGCACAAAAGTGCGTATGATTAGAATGGATGACGCACAAGCACCTCCAATAGGCACAATCGGCGAAGTACAGGGGGTTGACGATATCGGAAGCCTCATGGTGAAATGGAGCAACGGTTCTTCATTAAATGTGGTTTATGGTGAGGATTTGGTAGAAAAAATATAGGTAAGCGTATTAAAACAATCAGCAGAAGCTTCGAAAGAGGCTTCTGTTTTCGTATATACATTTTCATGGATTGGGGGTGAAACGAATGGCACAGTGCGGCAGAAAGCCAAAACCTACGGCTATAAAAGAACTTGAAGGAAACCCGGGCAAGAGGAAACTAAACAAACATGAACCAAAGCCTATAAAAAGAGCCCCTCCCTGCCCCAAGTGGCTGACGGATGATGCAAAAAAGGAATGGCGCAGGCTGTCAAAGCAGATGGAGCAAATGGGTATTTTGACCGAGGTTGATATGACAGCCTTTGCGGGGTACTGCCAAGCATATGCGAGATGGAAGGAAGCTGAGGAGTTTATATCAAAACATGGTGCCATTGTAAAAACACCTTCAGGATATTGGCAGCAGGTTCCCCAGGTTTCCATTGCACAGACTTATCTTAGACTTATGAACCGATTCTGTGAACAGTTTGGACTTACTCCCTCCTCCCGCAGCCGTATAATAGCCGAAATCCCAAATCCCGATGATGACGATATTATGGAACAGCTGTTGACATTGGGCGGTGAAAAACCGAGTGTATAACGAAGAAAAAGCAAGACGCACCATTAATTTTATCAATCAGCTAAAACACACCAAGGGTAAATGGCGGGGAGTTCCTTTTGACCTTTTGCCCTGGCAGGACAAAATCATACGGGATATTTTCGGCACGGTAAAGCCAAACGGCTTTAGACAATACAACACGGCATATGTGGAAATCCCAAAGAAAAACGGGAAGAGTGAGCTTGCGGCGGCAATTGCTTTGTATCTGACTTGTGGTGATATGGAATGGGGTGCTGAGGTTTACGGCTGTGCCTCCGACCGTCAGCAGGCATCCATTGTTTTTGATGTGGCTGTGGAAATGGTCGAACAATGCCCCGCACTCAAAAAAAGAATTAAACCGATTATGTCGGTAAAACGGCTTGTATATAAACCCACGAGCAGTTTTTATCAGGTCCTGTCAAGCGAGGCGTTTACCAAGCACGGACTGAATATTCACGGCGTTATATTTGACGAACTCCATGCACAGCCGAACCGTGATTTATATGATGTTATGACAAAAGGCTCAGGGGACGCCAGAACACAGCCCCTCTTTTTCCTCATCACCACAGCGGGAACAGATAGAAACTCCATCTGCTGGGAAGTGCATCAAAAGGCGATTGATATTTTGGAAGGGCGCAAAATAGACCCTACCTTCTATCCCGTTATTTACGGACTTCCCGATGATGAGGATTGGACGGATGAGGCAAATTGGTATAAGGTCAATCCGTCCCTTGGACACACGATAGATATTGAAAAGGTCCGTGCCGCATTTAACTCGGCAAAAGAAAACCCTGCCGAAGAAAATCTGTTTCGCCAGCTTAGACT